GGGCTTGCAACAGCATTGGCAACCGTTAGTGGCTTGCGCACCTACAACTACCAACCTGAGCAGGTAAGTCCACCTGTTGCGTACCCTGAACTCACAGGCGTTACCTACCACAAAGCATTTCAAGGTGGCGATGTTGTTAGCAACTGGAACATTGGCATTGTTGTTGGCAGATACACCGATAGAACAGCACACAGTCTGTTAGACAGTTACTTGTCGTTCTCTGGTGCGCAAAGTATCAGAGCCGCGATTGAAGCAGACAAGACACTTGGCGGCAGAGTACAAACTTTGATACTAAGTCAAGGCGCAAGAATTACTGCATTGAGTGTCTCGGACGCAGAGTTTTTACAAATAGAATTCACATGTGAAGTTCACGCATAGGAGAGTCATGGCAACATACAAAGTTCTTTCAGACAACTGCACACTTGGTAAAGCAGGTGCAACTATTGACAGCGCAAACGACACAAGCGTCAACTATGATGCACTCGTAGAAGGCGGACACTTAGAAGAAGTGAAAGCACAAGCATTCAAATCCGTTAAGGAAGGCAACTAACCATGGCAAAGATTATTCTCACAGACTGCTCAATTACCGTGAACTCGGTGGCGCTGTCAACATTGTCCAACTCAGTCACGCTTACCTTTGAGAAGGACAGCGTAGAGGTAACCGCGTTCGGAGATGCAGGACACAAGTTCACAGGTGGTTTGCAAAACAACACTTGCGACATGCAGTTGTTCCAAGACTTCGCCGCTTCGCAAACCGAAGCAACAATTTATCCACTCGTCGGCACGCCAACCACTGTTGTTATTAAGCCAACAAGTTCGGCAGTAGGTGCAACCAACCCGAGTTACACACTTACAGACACGATGCTCGTAAGCCACACTCCTGTTGCTGGTGCAGTAGGCGAAGTCGCAATGACTTCACTATCGTTTACTGGCGGCACATTGGTTAAGGCAATTGCATAACTTCAACTAGAAAGTAAACAGCGACATGAAAATTGAAATGACAGTTACATTTGTTGATGGCACGACTGAAGATGTGGACGCAGTGTTCGCAGACTTCGTTGGCTTTGAACGAACATGGCAACGAAGCGTGGCAAAGTTTGAACAAGAGTTGCGCCTCACTGACTTGGCATGGCTTGCGTGGAGTGCATTAACGCATCGCAACAAAACGAAACTGAAGTTTGACCCTGACTGGATTGCGACTGTTGAAAATGTTGGCATTCGTGAAGCAGGTGAAAGCCCTTTGGACAGCAGTACTACATCCAACAGCGACTTGGTGAAGACTCTGCCCACTGGTTAATTGCGCACCTTGCACACGAATATCACATTGCACCAAGCCAACTGTTGCAAGAGAGTGATGAAATGTTAAGCGTTATGCACGCTTATCAAAAATGGTTTGTGAAAGAACACAACCGCCGAAACAAGTAGTTATAGATTGGCGTTATGGGATTAGCCGCGAAAGACTGGAACAAGGTTGGCGGTGTTATGTCATACCAAGTTGTCGGGCTGAACGATACTTTGCGTGCCTTGAAATTGTTTGAGCCAGAGTTGTATGCCAAGTTGCGCAAAGATTTAGTTACAGACGCAACGCCTCTTGCCAACGAGATTGGTAGCAAGTTCCCTAACCAACCTTTGAAATGGTGGAAGCAGAACGGTCGTGCAGGTAATGCACGCCTGCCTGGATATAACCCAACACGGGCACGCACCAAAGTTAAACCGATTGCAGGCACGGGCAGAGAGCGTGGCAAAGGGCGAGTGATTTTGCGCTTGCAACAGATGGACGGTGGCGCACAAGTGTTTGACAGTGCAGGTGGACAGCGTGCCAAGGCACAGTTCGTAAAGAACTTGGATAAGCACAGTCGCGTCAAGAGCAAGGGTGGTCGTGCGCGAAGCCGTATCTTGTTTCCGTACACCAAAAAAAATAAGCACATGGTTGAAGAAATTGTGGGCGTTGTGGTTAAAGAATTAGAGAAGCAAACAACAAAGCGACTAACAGGGCAACTTGGCGCGATAGGTAGAAAGAACTTCTAATGGCTGTTGGTGTAAACATTGTCAGTAGTTTCAGCGGTGGTGGAATTAGTAAGGCAATCAAAGAGTTCAAGAAACTAGATGGCGCTAGTGCAAAGAGTGCGTTCGCACTTGGCACATTGGACAAGAGTGCAACTTCGGCTGTTAAAGGTTTGGCGAAGGCTGGCGCTGGTGTTGCTGTTGTTGCTGGCGCTATTGGTTACAAGTTGGCAAGTGCCGCCTATGAGTCGCAGAAAGTTATGGCGCAAACAACTGCCATCATTACTGCAACGGGTGGTGCGGCTGGTGTTACTGCCGAACAGGTAGCAACATTGTCCGAGAAGTTGGCAATGCAAATTGGTGTTGATGACGAACTAATCCAATCATCGGCAAACCTATTACTTACCTTCAAGTCTGTTAAAAATCAGGCAGGCGAAAACAACGACATCTTTGACCGTGCGGTAACTGTTACACAAGACATGGCAAATGTTTTCGGTGGTGCAGATGGTGCCGCCAAACAATTAGGCAAAGCACTATCTGACCCCGTTGCTGGATTAACTGCACTAAAGAAATCTGGCATTGACTTTACTGAGCAACAGAAAACACAAATTGAAACGCTTGTGAAGTCTGGCAAGTCTCTTGAAGCACAGAAAATAATCTTGGAAGAAATTGAGAACCAAGTTGGTGGCACAGCCGCCGCAAGTGCAACAGGTTTTGACCGCATGAAAGTTGCTGTTGGCAATGTGGCAGAAACCTTTGGTGCATTGCTTATTCCGTTCATTGAACGCTTTGCCAACTTTGTTATTAACAATGTTGTTCCGTACATGGACAAACTCGCTGAGGTGTTAGGCACGCGAGGCATTGGTGGTTTGGTAAGCACACTTGCTGATGACTTCTTAAACATGACAAGCAACATGGGCAAGACAGGCAATATCATCATGGGCATTGTTACCGCTTTCATTATGTTGAAAGGCGCAATGATGGCGTTTACTATTGCGCAAGGCATTGCAACGATTGCAACTAAGGCGTTTGGTGTTGCATGGAACTCAACAGGCATTGGCTTGATTGCCGCCGCAATCGCCGCAGTTGTTATTGGTTTGATTGCGCTGTATGTAAAGTTTGAATCAGTGCGCAAGGTTGTTAATGCGCTTGGCGAGATATTGAAGTTTGTTGTTATGAATGCCATCGCAGGCGTGTACAACTATTTCGTTACCTTTATCAACGCCGCGATTATTGGATTCAATGCTTTGATTAAAGTTGCCAACTATTTTGGCGCTGACTTAGAGGAACAAGAAACACTTGGCTATATGGCGTTCTCTGGTTTGTCTATTGGTGCGGACAATGCCAAAGGCAAGGTGCTAGATGTTGCAGACGCATTGCGCCAAGTCAAGAACGAAGAACGCAAACTTGAAGGCAAAGGCACAGGCGCTACTACGCCACCAACAAACTTAGGTGGTGGTGCGGCGAAAACAATTAAGACGCTGAAAGAGTTGAAAGCAGAATACAAAGACGCAGTGCTCGGACTTAATGATGCACAGGTCAAACTTGTTGATTCAACACAAGGTATTGCTGACGCACAACAGAAAGTAATTGACGCAACTAACAGTGTTGATGACGCATTCAGAGGCATTGGCAAAGCAGAACAAGAAGTAACAAACAAAATCAAAGCGCATGAGAAAGCACAACGAGCAGTCACAGAGGCAATGTCAGAAGCCGCTGATGCTGTACTTGAAACACAAAGAGCACAAGACAAGTTGGCAAAGTCAACTGCCCTTGTTACCAAAGCACAACTTGCATTTGATGAGGCAGTGCGCGGTTATGGTGCAGACAGCAAGCAAGGACGCAAAGCACAAGACGAACTAGGCGAGGCACAGCGAGACTTGGAGACAAGTGGCTACGACTTAGAAGAAGCACAGTTTGCATTGATTGATGCAGAGAAAGAATTAGCCCTTGTTCGTGCCAACAGTGAGAGCACGCAACGGGATATTCGCCAAGCCGAAATTGATTTGGCAACTGCCAAGTTAGATGTGATTGAGGCGGAACGCGAGCAGAAGATTGCCCAAGACGAAGCAACTGCAAGCGGTGATAACTACAACCAGATGTTGAACGGCATTAAGACTGACAGCGAACTTTACAAAGAGTTGCTAGATGCACTTAATGAATCAAAGGTGGCAGAGCAAGAAGCAATTGACGCAGTTACCGAGGCACGCAAGGCGGAAGCAGAAGCAACCACAGCAATCACTGAGGCACTCAACGAAGAACAAACAGCGTTAATAGAAATTGAAGATGCCAAGTTGGCAGTCGCCAAAGCAATACGCGACCACGAGAAAGCCTTGTATGACGAAGCCGCCGCAATCAGAGATGTTGCTAAGGCACAACTTGAAGAAGCGAAAGCAATAGACGAAGTACGCATTGCACAACAGAAGTTGAACGAGGCAAAGAAAGTTAAGGGTTTGACACCTGCCGCTATTGCCAAAGTTGATACAGCCGTAGCAGGCGTCCTCGCGGCCGCAAATGCGGTGGTGGCTGGTGTTGGCACATCTGTGGCTACTGGCGCAACAGCGAGCACGGCAGGCATGTCTGCGAGCGCATTTGAACACATGATGTATCGCAATGGTTTGGCTGATGGTGGAATTGCTATGCGCCCAACATTGCGCTTAATCGGCGAGTCAGGACCAGAGGCAGTAATTCCTCTCAGTCGTATGGGCGAAGAAGGTGGAACAACAATAAACATAAGTGTTAATGCAGGCATTGGCGCAGACGGTGGCGCAATTGGCAACGCTGTTGTTGATGCACTTGTTAAATACCAACGGCGCAACGGCGCAATTCCAATCGCAGTTAAGGGCTAACTATGGCAGTGACTATGCCGTGGGCAGAAGAAATTGTTGTTGGCATGAGTCTTGGGTTTCCCGTGCTTGTATTTACTTTGGACAGCGCAACTGATGGCGTGCTTGATACAGCAATTCTTGATGGCGCACTTGTAGCGCAACCTGTAACCGAGTTTGCACAGTCGGTAAGCATTGCTCGCGGACGCAGTGCCAACCAAAACGAAACACAGGCAGGCGTGGCAACAATCGTTCTAAACAACAACGACAGGCGCTTTGACCCGATTAACGAGGACTCACCATATTGGGACGCGGCAACAAACTCAAGTGGTGTAGAGCCAAGACGATTCGTAGAAGTTACAAGCAACGGCGAACACCTGTTCCAAGGCGCAATCACAGCCATTAACATTACCTATGACAGTGATTTTAGTACTTGCACAATTGAAGCATCGGACGACTTCACACGGCTTGCCAACATGACTGTTGCAACAGCGTTCACTCCGTCTGTGCAAATAAGTGGCAACAGAGTTTCAACCATCCTTGATTTACCAGAGGTTAATTACCCAATTAACCAGCGTGTTATTGCAACAGGTGGTAAAGATTTACAAGCATTGCAAATTGATGCTGGAACAAATGTGCTTGACTACTTGCAACAAGTCGCACTCGCTGACCAAGCACTGTTGTTTATGAGCCGTGATGGCGACATTATTTACACTGACCCAGTTGGCACAGTTTGGAACTACGACATTGCGGCAACTTTCACTGACGGTTCTACAGGTGTTGGCGTAATTCCCTACACATCAATCGCAACAATTACAGACCAAACTTTCTTATATAACCGAATCGTTGTAAGCAAAGAAGGTGGCATTGAATATGTTGAAGATGATGCGGCAAGCCAAACTGATTACGGCATTCAAACATATTCGCTAACAGGTTTGCTATTAGAAAACAACAGTGACGCTGACGCATTAGCAGTTGAACTTCTTGCCAAATATAAAGACCCTGCATATCGCTTTGATGATATGCAATTCATATTCAACGCCTTGTCTGTAAGTAACCAAACAACAATGGCGTCGCTTGACATTGGCGACAACATTAAAATTGTGCGCACCTTCGCCACTGGCTCGCCATTAACTGTAGAACTGTATTACCAAGTTGAGCGCCTGTCGCACGACATAACAACAGGGCAACACACATGCACCATTGGCTTAGGCAGTCTTAAGACGCTGATTTACGAGTTCATCTTGAACGATGCCGAGTACGGAACTTTAAGTACTTCTAATGCGCTTGCGTGATGTAGAGTAACTGACTATGGCAGGCGCAGGCGCACTCTTATTTACCAGTGGCAGTGTTCTTACTGCATCGCAAGTGAACACATACCTTATGGACCAAGCGGTCATGCGTTTTGCAGACGCGACTGCACGAACAGCCGCTTTCGGTGGCGCTGGCGAGCCAACACTCGCAGAAGGCATGATGAGTTATCTTATGGATACAAATAGCGTGCAAGTTTATGATGGTTCAAATTGGGTGGCTATTGGTGGCGGCGCAGATATTTTACAAGTGCAAGTGTTCTCGTAAGGAGTAATCATGGCAACATTCACAAAGAACAAACTCAGTGGCTCAACTGATGGCAAAGCCGTCAAGGTAACTGGCACATCATCTGGCGCATCCGTTACCGTTCATACTGCTGTTGCTGGTACAACTGCTGGCGTGTTTGACGAGATTTGGATTTACGCAAACAACACATCAGCCACAACTGTCAAACTCACTTTGGAATGGGGAACAACAAGTGCTTCTGATGGAAACATTGAAATCAATGTGGCTGGAGAATCAGGTTTAGTTCTTGTCGTGCCTGGACTTATTTTGCAGAACGCTCTTGTAGTGAAAGCGTTTGCTGGTACAGGTGATGTGATTCTGTTGTCAGGCTATGTAAATAGCATCACAGCGTAGGCTCTTATGGTGCTTCGTTGGGACCAACGCAACAAGACAGGTGTGCTGGTAAAAAACTGGTTCAATCCGTCTGTTGATATTGAATATCTTGTTGTCGCTGGTGGTGGTGCAAGTAATGGTCAGGCTGGTGGCGGTGCTGGTGGTATGCGCTCAGGCACTCTAACAATCTCTGCTGGCACGACTTTCAATGTCGTTGTTGGTGCTGGTGCGCCTACAAGCGGTGCGAGTGGCAGTGATTCATCGTTCCACACAATTACATCAACGGGTGGTGGATACGGTGCTACTTCTGCAGGTGGTGCTGTAACTGGTGGTGCTGGTGGCTCTGGTGGAGGCGGCGCACGACTTGGCGCTGGTTCAACTGCGTCAGGTGGTGCTTCATCTCCAGTCACTTCGCCTGCTCAGGGTAATGCAGGTGGTCAAGCACAATCAGGCACGGCTGGTTATTACATTGGTGGTGGTGGTGGTGGTGCTGGCTCAGTAGGTGGCAATGGTGCAGTAACAACTTCTGGTGTAGGTGGTGCTGGTGCATCATCGAGCATCACTGGTTCTGCTGTGAACTATGCAGGCGGCGGTGGTGGCACTTGCAACGGTGCAGGTGCTGTTGGTGGTGTTGGTGGTGGTGGTAATGGAGAGTTCGCACCAACGCCTGCACAGAACGGTACAGCGAACACAGGTGGTGGTGGTGGTGGGTTCTATAGCATTGGTGGTGTTGGCTTTGGCGGCTCAGGTGTTGTGTATATGCGCTATCCGATTGGCGCAACACAGAGCATCACTGTCTCAGGCGGAGTGCAATCAACAATCTCTGGCTACATCTTGCACAGTTTCACCTATACAGGAACTGTCACAGTATCGGTGACATCAGTCTAATGTCTCGCTCACGCAACAAGGTCGGAACATATACCTCTCAATGGGGTAACAACGCTTTGGCTACACGCACAATCTCTGGTGGCACTGAATCAATTATCAATGTGAGTGGAACGCCTTACAGACTGCACGCTTTCACATCTACTGGCACATTGACTGTCAGCGCCAATGTTCCTATGAATGTTGAGTGTTTAGTTATCGCAGGTGGTGGTGGTGCATTCTGTGGTGGTGGTGGTGCTGGTGGTTATTTTGATGGTGGCGTGTTATTGCCTGCTGGTTCTTTCACTGTCACAGTCGGTGCAGGTGGTGCTGCAATAACAAGTGGTAATGATTCGGTATTTTCTTCGGTCACTATGAAAGGTGGTGGTCACGGTCAAAACCTTACTAATGGTGTTGCTGGTGGTTCGGGTGGTGGTGCAGGTAGTGGTGGTGGTGCCGCGTTCACTGGTGGTGCGGCACTAACGACTGGCTCACCAGTTGTTGTGTCAGGTTTTAAGGGTGGCAACTCGCTTGCTGGTGGTGGCTACAACGCAGGCGGTGGTGGTGGCTCTGGTTTCGTTGGTGGCAATTCACCAAATAATAACGGTGGTGGTGTAGGTGGTGCTGGTAGGTTCTCTAGTATTACTGGTTCATCTGTACAGCGTGGCGGTGGTGGTGGTGGATTGACCCTTGCATCTGGTGGTACTGGTGGTGCAGGTGGCGGTGGTAACGCAGAAAGTGGTGGACTGCCTGGTGTGTCTGGTACAGCGAACACAGGCAGTGGCGGTGGCGGTGGCTTCGGTGTTGGCTTCGGTGCTGGTGGTTCAGGTGTTGTTTATGTTCGTTACCCAATTGGATAGAAAGAAAGAGTTATGGCACATTTTGCAGAGTTAGATGAAAACAATGTTGTCCTCAGGGTAATTGTTGTACCTGATGAGCGTGAGCACGAAGGCGAAACTTGGTGCAATAGTTTGCTTGGTGGTCGCTGGAAGCAAACAAGTTACAACGGCAACATGCGTGGCATGTTCGCTGGCATTGGTTACACATATGACGCTCAGTTAGATGAGTTTGTTCCACCATTCCCGATTGTTTTGCCTGCAGATTTGTAATGTGCTTAGGTCACGCTGGCTAGTTATATTGCCTGTTGCGTTACTTGCGGTGTTTGCAAGAGCGCAACCTGCACAAGCGGTTGATGGTGTTACGGCTGTTGGTTATTTCATAACGGATATTCCGCCTGCAATGAGCGAACAGCAATACGAGCAATGTGGCACAACTGTTTATCAGAACATCAACTGGACTTGGGACTACGAAGAAAACCATTTAGGCACTTGCGGTTGGGATAGTTTCGCAGTGCATTTCACAGGCGATATAACTATTCCTGATGGTGTGCAATTAGTTGAGTTTATGATTGCGCACGATGATGGTGCGCTAGTAACTATTGGCGACACGCAATTTGGCGGTTGGTACGACCAAGGTTGTATGTGGAGTGATGTTGCACAGTTGCAAGTCACGCAACAAACATTGCCGTTTGATATGTGGTATTACGAAAACGGCGGCAACACTTGCGCAATGCTTGCTTGGTCGCTTGATGGTGGTGACTGGGCAATCGTGCCTGCAGAGGCTTTCAGTACTTACACAACGCCAACAACAACCACTGAGGGGACTACTACAACTTGGGCATCTACAACAACATCCACGACAGCAACAACGACGACAGTTACTACTACTGCACCAACAACGACTGTGCTTGCCACAACAACAACTGTTGTTACTTCAACAACTTCCACAACAACAACGACAGTGCCGGTATTACAACCCACCACAAGTCAACAACCATTATTGGAAACAACAACAACAAGTAGTACGACCACAACAACAACCACAGAAGCACCTGCCCCACAAACGACAACAACAACAACAACAACGACAGCACCAGAATTACCGCCAGAAACTTACGCACCTGAAACTACTTATCTCGCAAGTGAAGAAACAGAACCATCACCGCTACCCACAGAACTGGAGAACACAACAGATACCACCACAACATCTGTTCAGCCTATCACGCCTGTTGATGAGGAATTAGCGGTTGATGTACCAATACCCGATGAGCCTGTACTGCAAGTTGACGAACCAGTTGTCTTTGACGAGCAAGCCATTGACGAGGCAACAAACAACATTGTGGCGCTCGTTGCTCTTGTTGGCGATTTAGATGAAGCAACAGACGAAGAAGTAGAGGCAGTAATTGAGGCAGTGCTTGCTGGCGAGGTAAGCACTGAGGAAGCAACCGTGTTGGCAAGTAGCAGTGAAGTGCTTGAACAGATAACACAAGAGCAAGCCACAGAAGTATTTGCCGTGTTGGAACTAAACGAATTATCAGTAGATGAAATAGAGCAAATTATTGATGCAGTGCAGTCAGCGCCAGAGGAAGTTCGCAATGTGTTTGAGGCAGAAATAAATATCTTTGATGGCAAGACCGATACCTATGTTGCAGTTGGTAGCAACATATCTGTTGGCGCGAGGCGTGTGATGGTTGCAACAACAGGCGTACTAATTGCAGGAAGCATTGCGACAAGTGCAACACAGTCACACACGAGCCGTAAGAATGGCTAGGTGAAATTCCTTAAAGAAATCAGCGCACTGTCTTGGACGCTTGCAGGCACAGGACTTGTGTTGATTACTTTGAGTGGCGACACGAAACGATTGGGCATAATCATTTCGGTTGCAGGCTTAGTTGTACACATGCTCGGAACATTTACCAACAAGGAGTAGCAAACAATGAAAACACTCAACACTCTTATCTTGCGCATTGGCGCAGTGTTTGGCAGTAGTGCTCTTGCCGCCGTTGCAGGTGGCGCTGTACTTGATGTTGAACTTTGGAAAGCCGCCGCGATTGCTGGCATTGTTGCCACAGCGAAAGTAACTGAGCAGTTGTTGCGTGCATGGTACGAAGATGGCGTACTGACTGCAGATGAAATTGCAACCGCGTTTGGCAAGAAGAAATAATGCCTGAGTTACCGATTAAGAAACTTGTCATGCCAAGTGATTTGGCGGCCGTAACGAATGGCGAGTTGCCAAAGAAGTTGCTCACCAAAATTAAACCGAGTGGCATGATGTATTGGCAAGCCGCCCCGTCTTGGGCAAAGTTGCAAGAGTTGGCAAGGCTTGAAGGATTGGAGTTGGTGCATGTTGGCGACTATCGCCCTTACAAGCAACAGCGAGACTTGTTCCTGTCACGCATGAAGGACACGCCAGATGCAAAGCGTGCCAAACAAACGACACGCGAATGGCAAGGCAAAACTTGGTACTTGCACAGTGGCGCACCTGTTGCCACGCCAGGCACTTCTAACCATGGTTGGGGGCTTGCCATAGACGCGGCACTGAAAGTTGATGGCAAGGTAGTCACGATTACAACTAAGCCGAAAGACTGCAAGCGAAGTGGTTTGGCATTCTTGTTAAAGGTTGCACCTGACTTGGGTTGGAGTTGGGAACTGCAAAGCGAGCCGTGGCACATTCGTTATGTGCTTGGCGATAAGCCTTGCAATGGTTTGGCATGAGATGGAGAACACGATTGCGGTTGCGTGTATTGGAGTTGTTGGCGCGGTACTCGTTGCGCTGATAGAAAAATCTAGGCGCGATAACGAGCGTGACCATGCCATCGTTACGGCTGGCATTGACCGCATTGAAGGCAAACTGGATAACCACATCGCCGATCATGTGCGTGCCAGTTTCAAAGATTAGGGGTGGCGCAGTCATAGTTAGTCGCTGTCTCTGTGATTGCGTCACTCCGCCTAATTGAAGTTGGCATGCAAGTTTGGCAAACCGCACTTCGTTACACCCATCTCGTAACCTGTAGGTATGACAAAACAAACCGCAGTTATAGAAATAGATAAACCTACGCACGGAACTTTGCCGTGGCACTTAGTGCGACACAGGCAAGAAGGCAAGTGTGTTGTTGGTGGCAGTGAAGTGTCAATAATTATGGGCGCTAATAGTTACGAGACAATTACTGACTTGGCTGTGCGCAAATTATTACCGCCTGTTGTAACAGAAGCGAACGAAGCAATGGACAGAGGCAACTACCTTGAACCCTCTTTGATTAGTTATGCGAGCGACAAGATGAATGTGCAGTTAGTAACGCCGAATGTTATGTACTTGAACGGGCGTGTTATTAGCACTCTTGATGCAAGAGGCGTAGGCGCTGACAGTGGCGTTGTTGTTGAAGCAAAGACAAACAACGGTTGGTCGTTGGGAATGGATTTGCCTACAAGTTGGTGGTGGCAGGCGCAAGCACAAATGCACTGCACAGATACAGCAAGCGTTACCTTCGTTGTGCTTGATAGGCAGATGCGTCTTGGACTGCAAGAGGTAATGCGTAGCGATGAAGGCATTAGCGAGATGCTTAAGAGTGTTGAATTGTTTTGCAACGCAATAGATGCAGAGCAACTACCTGACGACACGCAATTAACAGCACCACAAGTATCGGCATTGTTTGCACAGCCAGAAGGCGAAGTTGAATTAGAGCGCAGTGCATTTACCCTGTTGGAAGAATGGGAAGCGGTTAAGCAAGCATTGAAGGACTACGAGCAACAAGAGAAGCGCATTAAAGATGCGCTCGCAAACATGTTGCGCGACAAAGAGTTCGGCACAATAGACGGCAGGCGTGTCTTGTCGTACAAAGCGCAATCAACAAAGCGCCTAGACACAAAGGCTCTTGCAGAAGCACATCCCGACATTGCAACTGCATACACAACCGCAAGTACTTTCCGAGTACTTAGGACAACCAAATAAACAACAAACAACAAGGAGACAACAACATGAGTAATTTCATGGACAGTTATGTAGATGTGGCAGAACGCATCCGCATATTCAAAGAGCAATACCCAACTGGTTGCTTGCGACCATTTAACCCTGCAGAGCCATTCAAGATTATGGAGATAGGTGGACGGGAATTTATTGTGTACACGGCTTGCGCCTACCGCACACCCGATGACTTGATGCCTGCGATTGCAGTTGCCGCCGAACCGTCTGTAGGCAAGACGAGTTTCACTAAGGACAGCGAGGTAATGAATGCGGAGACAAGCGCATGGGGCAGAGCAATTGTTGCTTGCCTTGCCGCCGACACGCAGAAAATTGCAAGCGCAAACGAAGTGCGTAACAGGCAACAGGAGAACGCAAAGCCTGTAACGAATGTGACACCTATAAGCAAAGCGCAACCTGCAGTGAAGCAAACAGGCAAAGCATCGGATGCACAAATTAAGTACATACACGGACTGTTAAAGAACATTGAAGGCAACGAACAGGTTGTAACAGACTTAACTGGTGGCACGCCAATAGACAAGTTGGAACAAGCGCAAGCGAAACAAGTGATAAATGATTTGCTTGCGATTAAGAAGAACGAAGCCATCTTTGGCTTTGACGAAAACGGCAAGGCGTTCATTACCTACAAGGCAGGAGAGCCACTATGAACTACCATTTGCGAGCAGTTAAAGGCAACCAGTTAGCACGCATCCAGTTTGAAGCGGACAGCGACAGACATGCACGCAACATCTGCAAAGAGGTGTACGAGAACTTCGCACCTAATCGCGAACTGTGGACAGAGGGCAAAGTCGTTGCAGTTGCAGAGGACGGAACAATCGTGCACACATTTAGCCATTGCGATAGTTGCAACAGGATTACTTGCGAGGAAGGCTGTGGCGAATATGACATCTGATATGCAACTGTTTACGCCTTACAACGGCACTGGCGGTTATGTTGAGCGTCCTGCAAGCATTGAGCGTGCAGTGCGCGAGGCACAAGATGGCACGCTGTCCAAGCGCCAGAGCGCAATTGTTGAGCAATTGGACTTGGCAGGCGCACAAGGCGCAACATGGAAAACGATTGGGCAAATACTTAATCTGCACCACGGGCAGGTGAGTGGCGCATTAAGCAATCTGCACAAGGCAGGCGAAGTGTTTATGTTGCGTGCCAAACAGAATCGTTGCCATGCGTATGTGTTGAAGCGTTACAGGTGGGCATACACAGACGAACAGGTGTTTGATTCGCCAGCAACAACACGAGCAGGCGAACGAACAGCGTTGCTCAACGAACTGTACGCAACATGCCAAACAGCAAATGCGGTTGGCTGGAGTGCAGGCATGCAAACGGCAGTAACAACAATCGTTGATATGATTGCCGCCCATGACGCAACAACTTGAACGCAAGGGTGAATGTGAAGGCAAACAAGAAAAATGCAACGCAACTGGTTGTCCTAAGTTTGGCACTCTTGGGCGTGCTGGTAATGATGGCAAGAGGCGCATTAAAGGTTGTGGCGACCCGACAGCAAGAGGAAAGCGCAACCGTGCGAAAGGTGATAGCAAGGCTCGCCGAGCAAGAAAACAACTAGGTATTCAAGGCGCGAATACACGCCATGAAGAACTATGGGGCGGCGACTTGCGTGTTGAGGTAAAGGCTGGCGCACAAGTTGCACCAATCTGGACTCGTTACCTGTTAGCAGAAAACCAAAGCAAGCAAGCCAAACCAATTGGTGATGCACGCCCGTTTGCCTTAATTGCAATGCCTGACGATACAACCGAAGGACTTGTTGTTATGCGACTATCATCGTTCGCTCAACTGTTCGGCGGATAAACGAAAGTGCTGGCGCTCTACAAGGAGACAAAGCCTAAAGAGCACCAGCACTAACAGCAATCCAAACCGCAAAGAAAGGACTTCTAATGAGTAATGATATCAATGCAACAACTGTTGTTGAAGCGCAAATGTATTTCGCAGTCATTCCTGAGTGGGTATTAGATTTGCCTATAGGTGCATCTAGTGTGCGTGTGTACTGTTGCTTGCGCAGGTACGCAGACAACAAGACTGGACAGTGTTGGCCGTCAAGGCGAACGCTTGCCATGCGTGCACAATGTTCTATAGCAACTCTTGATAGAGCAATTAAAGAACTTGCAGAGCATGGCGCATTGCACATTGCCAAGCGCAAGAACACTGCAGGCGATTGGACTAGCAATCTTTATACAGTCATGTCGTTGCCTAATGGGGTGGCATCAAAACTTGCACTACCTGCCTCAAGAATTGGGACTACGGGTACACCCACGGATGGTAGAAGAACTAAAGCCAATATGAACGATAAACAAGAACAGCGTGTGTATCCTTTAGAAATACCAAAGGCAGAGCCAGCGCCTACCAAAGACTCGCTACTTTCACAAGCACAACAGTTTCGTGAGTTATCCGAAACCTGCCCACGAAGTATGAAGCAAACAATGCTGAAACTTGCAGAACGATTTGCGCACCAAGCACAGGAGATTTCAAATGAAACGAATACAGATAGCCCTAGTTCTAATTAGCACGGCACTTGCGCCTAGTTGCGCTGTTAATGCCACGCCAGCAACGGAGTTGAATGTTGCTGATTATGTAATAACTGCACCACCAACAACCGCCACAACTACAACAACAACAATTGCGCTCGCGCCTGTTGCCAATGGGCGCAAGTGCAATCAAGCAACGGTTGCAAAACTGGCTGAGTACGGCTTGCCAGAAGTGCCGTTCGCGTCAATTGCGTACCGTGAAAGCAGGTGCAATCCGCTTGCCATAAATGCACGATGGAACAAACAAGGCGAAATGACTTACTCGTTAAACAAGAACGGCACATGGGACAGTGGCTTGCTACAAATAAACAGTGGTCATAGAGAGCGTGTTCGCCGTGTGTGTGGCAAGCAGGCATTGGACAACAACTTGGCAGGTTTGCTAGACATTGACTGCAACCTCAAAGTTGCCGCCGAGTTATACGCCAACGGCAAAGGCTTGTCGCATTGGCGAGCCACTCTGCCGTAGAAGCAACACAAGTAACGCAAGTGCTGATATGATGAAACAAAGGAGATAGCGACATGAGTGCACGAAGAAACAGAACTGGTTTGCGTGGCATAGCCGCCACAACAATTAAAGAAGCGAGGTGCCGAGAAAATGTCAGTCAAATGCGCTTGGCGCAATTGCTTGGAATTTCGCAACCGCTTGTCAGTAGTTGGGAGTGTGGCAAGGTCACGCCTGGGATTGACGATGTGGCACGCATTGAAACCGTGCTTGGCGTTACCCGTGGTGCGTTGTTGTTGCCTATCGCATACGCAGGGAACGAATAACACAACTAATTATGTTGGCGTGTTATGAACGAACTGCCATCTGTAAACAACATTTGGCAAAGCACAACGAAACAAACTCGCGACCGACCAATTCGTTTATCGCCTGTGCCGTTAATACAAATGGTTGAAGGCATGCCATGCAGAGAGGCGGCCGCAATGCTTGGCGTTAATGCAGGCACATTGCAGAAGTGGCGCAACGGAGAAACGCAACAAGGTTTGCACTATGCCCGTGCAGACAAAATTGCGTGCCGTTCTCTTGGTGTACATCCGACAGCGATATGGGGCAAAGATTGGTGGCTTGTATGAGTGTTGCAGTGTTGTGGCATGATGGCGATGTAACACACGGAAAGAATGCAACTGATGTGTTGGAACAACTTTGTGGCGGTTGGAATCCAAATACTGTTATTGAATTGCGTTCTGTGTTTGCCAAGCGTGCATTGTGCAACGAATTGATTGAACAGTTAAGTGATGATGAGTTCTTGCAATTACTTGACGCCAAAGGTGTTTTGACTTACCAACACATAAATTCGTAGTTGAAACAGGCTGGATGCACTGTAAATGTGATGCTTGCCAGACGCTATAAACAGCGCCTATACTTGTAGGACGCGGTTGGAAACGCCAAGCGCACTTAACAAGGAGACAAAGAATGCCACAAGCACTAACACCCGAAACACGCGAAAGATATTTGCGTGCACTTGACATGCGTGACAACGGACGCACATTCCGCGACATTGCGGATGTGTGTGGTTACGCCGACCCTGCCACGGCAAGGTACGCATGGATTGGCGGCTTGCGACTTGCAGGTCGCACTGCCGAAATTCCAACACGCACACCACGCCGTGTTGGTGTACGAGTAAACAACCGCACAACAACAATGACAGTTACACAACTTGAATCGTTCGTGCAGTTGAATGCGCTTACATTCGGAATTGAAATTGAATGTGTTGGCGTGAACACAACAACAGCGAAGCAGGCACTTGAAGCCGCAGGCATTACTTGCGAGAACAATGGCTACAACCACAACACACGACCTGTATGGAAAGTTGTTACTGACGGTTCGTTGACTAGCCGTGATGGCAGTTGCGAAGTTGTTTCGCCAGTACTTAACGGCACAGACGGTTTGACTGAAGTGCGTACAGTGATGGCAGTGTTGCGAACTGCAGGTGCACGCATTAACGAATCGTGTGGCATGCACATCCACATCGGCGTTGACCAACTTTCGCAAGTACACCAAGCACGAATCATTCGTGCGTACGGCAAATGGAGTTGGGCATTCACGGGTTTGATTTTGCAACGCCGTGTGAACAACCGTTGGGCACAGTTGCGCTCGTCAAGTGGAACTGAACGCCTTGCTTCAGATTGGGAGAACAGCAGTGACTTGCGCAGTACTGCCTCGCGCCATGACCGCTACTACGCATTCAACATTGCGTCTTACCAACGCCATGGCACATTTGAAATGCGTGCGCATCACGGTTCGTTGAACGGCATGAATGCAAGCGCATGGATTGCCATGCACACTGCCTTCTTTGAAGCATGCCGAACAGAGGCTGGGTACAACGCATTGATGGCATGTGCAACCTCGCGTGATGAGTACAACGGAAGCAGTACTCGTGGCGAAGCAATTGAAGGTGCAAAGCGTTTGGCAGTTGGCTTGCGCAACATGCAACTTCTTAGCCTTGAAGCATGTGCTTACCTAGAAAGCCGTGCAGGCAACATCCCATCCGCCCGAAGCAACAACTCATAACAACAACAACAAGAAACAAGGAGACAAACAATGTGTGGAATAGGCGCTTTCCAAATAATTGGAAACGAATGCGAGCCAGCGAAGGTTGCACGAGTGCTACTTCGTTTGCTTGAAGTAAGAGGCAAAGACGCAAGTGGCGTTGCGTGGCACGATGGCAACGGTGGCACATTTGTTCGCAAGAGCAACTGTGCAGGCAAGGAACTTGCAAAGGTGCTGAAGGACAATGTGGGCAACACAGGCATTGTGCATACACGCTGGGCAACTTTGGGCAGTCCAACAGTTGAAGCAAACAACCACCCGATTGATGTTGGTGGCGTTGTAGGCGTACACAACGGACATTGCACAAACCATGCCGAGTTGATTAGCAAGTGCGAAGGATATGCACGCAATGGACAAGTGGACAGCGAGGCAATCTTTGCCTTGATTGCGCACGGTCCTGCAAAGCAACGACTTCGCACACGACTTGCACAGGTGCAGGGCAATGCCGCCTTGTTGTGGTTGCGCAGTTTTGACAAGAACAACCGTTTGCATGCGGCACGACTTACAAGTAGCCCGTTGTGGTTTGGGCAAACGAAGTTGGGCAGTGTTGTGTTTGCAAGCACGCAGGCAATCTTGCTGGAGACAGGCAAGCGTTGCGGACTTGTGTTTGAGTACACACACGAAATGGCACAGGGAACTTATGTGCGAGTTGAGAACGGAGTACTTAGCGAGATGCAAACAGTTGACTTGCCTAAGCCGAAGTTCGTATTGCCGAAGCACGACTACACAAAGACAAGTGCTTACGCAAAGCCTGCAACGCAAAGCAAGGACATTGAACTTGCAGAGCCGTTGGAATACACGCTGGACTTTGAGGACGAGTTTGATTACGAACTTGAACAATGGGAACACGACTTGTATGGCAACTCGTTGCGACACTCGCTGGACAAGCAATTCGGCATGGGCGCTTACAACAGGCACAGGTACTAACTAGCAAAGCAATCGCCACGCCTTGCACAGGCAACATCGGTTCGCGACCGAGCGTGGCACGCCATAACAACAAACAAACAGAGGAGACAAACATGGCAAGTAAACAGCAACAAGGTGCACTGAACATAACGCTTTACGAGGTACGCCTCGTGTGCGCTGTTCCCGACTACGGGGTAGGCAGTGCAACAGCCATTGACTACATCTTGGAAGGCGCAATAGACGAAATCAATGTGCTTGAAAGTGACGAAACAACATTGCGTGTTGTGCGCAACAGTGAAGCGTCCGAGGCAGTGCCTGCAAAGCAAGATGAAACAACATTGGGCGAGGACGAGGACTCGCTTGAACAAGCAATTGCAGTTAAGCCAAAGAAGGCAAAGGCAAAGGCGGCAAAGGCAAAGAAGCACAAGAAGGCATACAAGCCACGAAGCAACGATGTTGTGATGCGCATTGAGAAGGTGTTTGCCTTGTTGCAAACAGTGGAGACAGCAAGCGCAAACGAAATTGCAACATTGGCAGGCGAGCCAGTGAAACACATTTACAACGCCTTGTATGCGTTGCACGATGCAAAGAAAATAGGTGCAGACAAGAAGCACGGACTCGTCCGCTGGTTCGCAAACAAATAAACCACTAGCCGTTGGGGGCGCAAGCCCCCAACAAAGGAGACAAGACATGTACCCAAGAGCAGTAAGTGCAATTCCAATTGACTTGAAACACCCGTACCGTTATCAGCGTGTTCGTTTAACGCTTGATGGCGCACGCCAAACACGGCTTGCAGATACAGGCGCACCGCAAGGCAGTTGGCACAGTGCCTTTATGAACTGCCTAGCAAGCGTTTCGTTCCAAGGCGAAATTGAATGGACACACAACATTGACGATGCAACACATTGCATTGCATTGCACAGCCTTACTCATGCCAATGATGCAGTGTTGTTGCTAACAACATTTGCGTTAGAACTAAACCATTTGGTTGGTTGGTTTGATGGCTTTGAACAGTGCTACGGCGAAACGGTTGCGCAAACAATCTTGCGCGACTGTTATCTGAAGGACTGCAACTTCCCTGTTGAGGGTTATGTTGCGCCTTGGAAGCGTGGCTGGTCGTTAGTGCTTGCCAACATAGACACTTCGTTGATTGACGGAGTGCGCAACCAGTTGCCAACAACAGTTGCTCAATACAACCACCCGTCAATGTTAGAAGGGCAGGCAGTATGAGAGTTGTTGATGAGCGCAAGTGGAAGCGTGCCAAACTTGCAGTGCTACTGGCAAACACAGTTGCATTGCTGTGGTGCATGGGCGGTTTAGAAGGCACAGAGCCAATGCCATACCCAACAGCAACAGTGTTGTTGTTAGTGACACTCGGTTACTTGACGCACAACTTGACTAAGCACTGGAAGCATTAACAACAAAACAAATACAACAGCGCCAACCATGTACCCTTCGCATGGTTGGCGCTGTTGCTGTTTGTAAGCACATGCAAAACCGCCTGCACCTTTGCCCCACATCCCCTCGTAACTCGCCACCTAGCGCATCTGTGAGCGTCTAAATGCACGCTAGAGGCACGCAATCCCCCATATCCGCGCCATTGCTGATATTGTGATTGCAAGTAACAGCGACACTTATGGAGACAGCGTGGCACACAACATAACGAAAGAACTTGTAAAACTTGCAAAGCCAATTGACAGCGTGCAACCACACCCACGCAATGTTCGCCAAGGCGATGTTGGCGCGATAGCAACCAGCCTTGAAATAAACGGGCAGTACCGCCCAATCGTTGTGCACAAAACAACGAGCAACATTCTTGCAGGCAACCACACATACAAAGCCGCCGTGAGTTTAGGTTGGACAGAGATTGCCATTACCTTTGTTGATTGCACAGATGATGAAGCGTTAAAGATTTTGCTTGCAGACAACAAAGCAAACGACTTGGCAAGTTATGACGACAGTGCACTTGCTGACTTGTTGCAAGACTTGGTTGGTGGTGCAGGACTTGATGGCACGCTTTACGAACTCAGCGACTTAGATGATTTGATTGCATTGCTTGAACCGCCAAACCTAGATGACTTGATTAGCGACATTGGCGAGCACGACGACAACGATGACTTCACTGGCGTAATTAAAGTGCGTGTTGGTTTAAGCGTGTACGAGCGTTGGCAAAACACATATGGCGAACTCGCAGGCGATACAGATGACGAACGCATATTGAGTTTGTTAAATGGTTACGACCAAGCGCACTAACGGACTGCACCTTTACCTTGCGGCCGCACCATCAACCACAAGGCATGCACTAATGGCATTGAACACACCTGCAGTTGAGCCAGCCAAGTTCTTGTTGTCGTACCACTACTTCAAGAAAATGGATTTAGACGAACTCGTTGAAGGCATGGGGCAGAAGCCAATGCTGTTTGCTGATAGTGGCGCATTCAGTGCGCTCACACAAGGCGCAGATGTAAACATAAACGAATACGCCGCATGGATTAAGCGTTGGCAACATCTACTAACTGTGTATGTAAATCTTGATGTCATTCGTGACGCGAAGGCAACAGCAAGCAACCAGAAGCGCCTTGAACAACTTGGCTTGCAACCAATACCCGTGTTTCATACAGGCAGTGATTTCAAGCACTTAGACAAACTCGTTAAGACTTACCCGTACATCGCATTAGGTGGCATGGTTGGTGCAGAGGCGCAGGCGTGCTTCCGTTGGGCGGCAACTTGCATGAAGCGCACCGAAGAATATGGCACATGCTTTCATGGCTTCGGACAAACACGCAAGCAACTGATTGCCAACTTGCCTTGGTACAGCGTTGATTCATCGTCTTGGGGCAGTGGACATAGGTATGGCGCACTTGATATTTGGACAGGCAAAGAGTTTGCCAAAATAAAGATTGGCAATAAAGCAAGCGTGTACAAACACGCAAGCACATTACGCAAGTATGGCGTTGACCCCGTTTGCCTTTCTGACCGTGGGCGTTACCACCAGAAGTATGCAATCCGCATAAGCGCACAAAGTTGGCATGACTACGAACAACACCTGCGCCGCCGACATGGCGCAATACCTTGCCAAGACAGGGCAGACGGTTTGCACCTGTACTTAGTTGATGGCGCGAAAACAAATCTACAAGACGCAGGCAAAGCGATATTCAAATGATTGTTGTTATTAACTGTGGCAAACAGAAGGCAACAGAGCCACGACCTGCCTATTCGCTGTACACAGGTTCATTCTTTAGAACATCAATGCAGTGGGCAAGATGTTATGCACCGCAGAAAAACATATACATCATCTCTGCAAGGTATGGCATAGTGCGCTCGACAACAGTGCTTCAACCGTATGACCAACGCATTAAGCGTGATGTGCTTAACCCTGCAATGGTAAAGAAGCAAGCAAAGCAATTAGGCATAGACAAACACAAACCTTTGTTGATTGTCGGCAAGAGATATATGCACTTAATTGATGCAGTGTGGCAAGACTACGAAGCACCATTTGCAGGCATTGAAGGCTTCGCAATGCAACAGGCAATGAAACGACATATAAACAAACTCAAACAACAGGAGAGCAAATGAAAACAGTGGCAATCGTTTCAGGCGGCATGGACAGCGTTGTATTGGCACACATGTTGTCAAGCGAAGGACATGACTTAACACTCGTTTCGTTTAACTACGGGCAACGCCACAGCAAAGAACTACTGTACGCCGCCCAATGCGCACAAGATTTAGAAGCACGCCACCACATTGTTGATTTGTCCAATGTGACTGCAATGCTTGACCAATCAGCATTAACCAATCCCAACATTGAAATTCCAGACGGACATTACGCAGAGGACACAATGCGAATCACTGTTGTGCCAAACCGCAATGCAATCATGTTGAACATTGCCGCAGGTTTGGCAGTAAGCATTGGTGCAAACAAAGTTGCAACAGGTGTGCACGGTGGCGACCACTACATTTATCCCGACTGCCGACCAGCGTTTATTAAGGCAACTGATGCCATGTTGTGTGTTGCCACAGATGGCTTTGCAACCAAAGACTTTGGCGTGCTTGCACCATTCCTTAACTGGACAAAGGGCGATATTGCTCGCGAAGGCAACAGGTTAGGCGTTGACTTCACTAAGACATGGAGTTGCTACAAAGGCGGCGAGATACATTGTGGCGCTTGTGGAACATGCTTTGAACGCAGAGAAGCATTCGCAGAAGCAGAAGTGTTTGACTTTACTGAATATCTAGCCACACCCGAATACAACGACCCAAGGAAATAACATGTACACAATTACAAAGCAATTCACATTCAGCGCATCGCACCAACTAACTGGCTTGCCTGCCAATCACCAATGCGCCAGGTTGCATGGGCACAACTACATTGTTGAGGCAGTGTTGCAAGCAAAGAAGGTTGATGCAGTTGGTTTCGTGCGCGACTACGGCGAACTCAGTTACATTGGCAACTACATTGACGCAGTGCTTGACCACAAACACTTGAATGATTTGTTTGAGTGCAACCCAACAGCAGAAAACATGGCACGAGTGCTGTACGACAAGTTCGTTGTGCAATACCCTGAACTCGTTGCCATACGCATTAGCGAAACAACAAAGACATGGGCTGAATACCGCAAGTGAAACGCCTGCACCTTTACCCCAAAGCACACAATCTCTCGCGTTACAACGCAACTGTGAGTGCGTGAAATGGCTGACTTTGACGCAATGAGCACGATTATGAACAAACAACCGCAACTCAGTTGGAGTGAATGTTTCGGCCCAACACTGCAAGGCGAAGGCAAACACATTGGCAAACAGTCGTATTTCATTCGGCTTGGCTTATGCAACCTTGATTGCAAATGGTGTGACACGCCTTACACATGGGATTGGACAGGCAAGAACGGGCACAAGTATTCAAAGGCAATTGAGTTAAGGCGTTCAACTGTTAGTGAGTTAGCCGCCAAAGTGCCGGCAACATGCCAACATGTTGTGCTTACAGGTGGCGAACCAATGTTGCAACAAACAGCGTTGTTTGAATTGTGCACACTGTTGCGCGACAGAGGGCACAGTGTTGAGATAGAAACAAACGGCACAATCAAACCAAAGTCAAGAGACTGGCTACGCAACGCAGAACAACACAGTGACATTGGCGTTCAATTCAATGTGTCACCGAAGTTAGGTAACAGTGGCGTTGCATGGGAGATTGCAATTAACGAAGAAGCGTTGATTGAGTACAAACACCTTGGCGCAATCTTTAAGTTTGTTATCACTAATGCTGATGACTTGGCACAGGTTGCGTACCTGCAGAACGCATTGCAACTGGCAAGCGATTCAATTTACATAATGCCTGAAGGACGCACACAACAAGAGATACTGGCGAAGTTGCCTGAACTGTTTGATGTGTGTGCGCAAGAAGGATATGTATTAACACCACGCCTACATGTGTTGGCGTTCAACGATAAGAGGGGCATATGAGACACATCACATGGCTAGAGGTACAAGCAGAAGCAGAACGCATTGCAAAGACTTGGCGTGGGCGTTGCGACAATGTGTACGGCATACCGCAAGGTGGTGCGCCACTAGCAGTAATGGTTGCCTACATACTTGGCGTGCCGTTAGCGCAAGAGCCAAAGATAGGCATGAACACACTTGTTGTTGATGACTTAGTTGATTCAGGCAAAACATTGAAACGCTATTTCGGCAAGCACCATGTTGATGCCGCCTTTCGCAAGAGCCACTCGCCAACGCACTATGCACCAGACGCAACCTGCATAGATGATTGGTTGTCGTTTCCGTGGGAGAAGAACGATGGTGCGCCTACAGATGGCGTTGTGCGCTTGCTCGAATACATTGGCGAAAACCCTGAGCGTGATGGTTTGCGTGATACGCCTGAGCGTGTACTGAAGGCAATGAAAGAGATGACTGTTGGTTACAACACCGACATTGCACAGTTGTTGTCCGTGTCGTTTGATGTGGACTTTGATGAATTGGTTGTTGTGCGCAATGTGCCTTTCAACAGCCTGTGCGAGCACCACATGTTGCCGTTCACTGGCACTGCAACCGTTGGCTACATACCTAAGAAGCGCATTGTTGGTTTGTCAAAACTTGCACGCCTTGTTGATGCGTATGCCAAACGCCTACAGGTGCAAGAGCGCATGACTAAACAGATTGCCGATGCAATGCTTGAACACATTGACCCGCTTGGCTGTGGTGTTGTTGTGCGTGGCAATCATTCGTGCATGTCGTGCCGTGGCATTAACAAAACAGGTGAAATGGTTACGAGCAGTCTGCATGGCGTGTTGCGCAATGACGGCATTGCTCGCGCCGAGTTCCTCGCACTTGCAGGCTATTAACTGCACTATTTGCTAACAAATACGCATGCTTGCCAAGGGCTATAAACAGCCCATATACTTGTGGCACGCTTCGGGAACAGCCCGTAGCACTACACAAGGAGACAGCAATGACAACGCAAGCAACACAAACAACTTGGTCGCAAGACGCAGACTGGTTGGAAACACAAGTCAAGGCGGCACAGTCCATGCTTGGCACAACACTCAGCAAAGAGTTGGAA